GCGGCAGAGGTGATATGATGGCGCACTTTCAGATACGCTACAACCAGACACGCGGTCAGCCGGGGCGCGGCACGATGGATCACGTCTGGCGCGTGTTCGAGGACGGCAAGGAGTATCTGACGAAGAACGTCGAGATTAACGTGCCGTGCCGTGGAGCGAAGACTGGCGGTGACTACAGCATGGTCTGCGAGGGCAAGATGACCATCGATCGAGAGACATCAACGGCCATTATCAACGAGGCGTGACAAGCGTCTGCCGATGAGGTATGGTGCGGCCTGATTTAGCTTATTTGAGGTGTACGCATGAGCGAGCGTTGGCCCGGCGGCATTGTCCGCTCTAACCCAGTAACCCCCACCGGCCCGTTGCAGAACGGCACGGCCCCCGGTGTGTGGTCGCTGGCTGACGCCGCGTACTGGACGAAGCAGGGTCTGTGGCCGACCGCTGGGAACACGCTTGCGGTTGAGGACGTGTTCTCGACGTGGTTGTACACGGGTACTGGCGCAGCGCAGACCATCACCAACGGGATCAACCTATCTGGTCAGGGCGGGTTGGTCATCCAGAAAGAGCGCTCCTCCGCGTATGCTGATGGGTGGTTTTGGGGCGACACTGTCCGTGGCGCTAACACCATATTGAAATCTCAAAACGCTAACGGCCAAGTAACATCAGCCAATACAATTTCAGCGTTTAGTTCAACCGGGTTTACGGCTGGATCAAATATTAGTTTTTCTGGCTCTACCTACGCATCATGGACATTCCGCGAAGCACCTAACTTCTTTGATATTGTGACGTATACGGGTAATGGCGCTAACCGGAACATTGCCCACAACCTCGGCTCTGTCCCCGGCATGATTATTGTCAAGCGCACGGACACGACAGGCGATTGGCAGGTCTACCATCGCAGCAATGCTAACACGCAGTACATGGTGCTTAATAGCACGGCTGCTGTGGCCACTGGCACGACCCGCTGGAACAGCACAACACCGACCGCGACTGAGTTTACTGTCGGCACGGACGCAACGGTCAACGCATCCGGCGGCACCTATGTCGCGTACCTCTACGCCCACGACACATCGTCCACTGGGGTTATTCAGTGCGGGAGCTATACGGGTAATGGTAGCAGCACCGGCCCGACTGTGACACTCGGTTGGGAGCCTCAGTGGGTGATGATAAAACCTGCTGGGCAAGCTGTTGATTGGCAAGTGTTTGACACTATGCGCGGGATGCCAGCAACTGCGGGAGCCGTTGCTCCAGCTTTATTTCCTAATCTTGCCTCCGCAGAGGATACCGGCGCTTCCGGCCCTGCGCCTTTAGCAACGGGTTTTGCTGTAAATACAACCTCAGCGCGTTTGAACCAGAACGGCTCTAACTACATCTACGTCGCCATCCGTCGCGGGCCTATGAAGACCCCGACGCTGGGAACGAGTGTGTTTGCTCCTACACTGGCTACGTTCAGCGGAAGCACCATAACCAACACCGGCTTTGTCGTTGATTTGGCTATTAACAAAACGGGTGTAGCGACGACGAATAACAACTTCGTGTTTGACCGCCTTCGTGGCTCTAATAATGGCTCCGCGCAGCAAACTTTAGTTACAAACGCGACTGATGCAGACGTTGCAAGTTCAGGGCGCGTTGCGCTTACTGGCTCCGTAACAATCCAAAACGGCTTCCTCGAACAGGACACCACCGCAAATAACATCGTATGGGCCTTCCGCCGCGCCCCCGGCTTCTTCGATGAGGTGTGCTATACGGGGACGGGTGCTACGACCACGCAAAACCATAACTTGGGGGTTGTCCCTGAACTTGTGATTACCAAGTCAAGGAGCGCAGGATCGAACTGGCAGGTTAATTACAGCTTCGGTGCTACAACGTGCGGAGAGGCCTACCTTAATAATACTAATGCGGGTGGGATTTATGCTTATAGCGTGGGGACCGCCGTTGCGGGTAATCCGACTGCATCACAAGTTCAATTCTACGCATTTCCATCCGGCCAGACGATGGTCGCCTACCTCTTCGCCTCATGCCCCGGCGTGAGCAAGGTCGGCAGCTACACTGGCACTGGCACAACGCAGACCGTCAACTGTGGCTTCACGACGGGTGCGCGCTTCGTCCTCATCAAGCGGACGGACAGCACGGGCGATTGGTACGTCTGGGATAGCGCACGCGGCATTGTCGCTGGCAACGATCCGTATCTGTTGCTCAACAGCACGGCGGCGGAAGTAACCAGCACCGACTATGTTGACACAGACAATAGCGGCTTCCAGCTTAGTAGCACGGCACCAGCGGCCCTGAATGCCAACGGCGGCACCTACATCTTCTTGGCGATTGCATAAGGATACTCGATATGATCGAACAGCTCATCAGCCGCGTGTTCTACGCCCGCAACCTTGCTCACTTCGAGCACTGGCGCGCCACAGGCGCAGGAAGCTACGCCAAGCACAAGGCGCTCGGCCACTTTTACGATGACGTGATTGAGGCTCTGGACGATCTCATTGAGGCGTATCAGGGCGCATTTGAGCTTGTGGGCGCTATCCCGGCCCCCAAAACAACACCCAGCGACTGCCTTAAGGCGCTGGAAGACGATGCAGCATGGATCGAGGAGCACCACGAAAACATCTGTCAGGGCAATCGGGCTGTCGCTAACTTGATTGATACCCTGACAGGTGTTTACCTGTCGACCATCTACAAGTTGAAGAACTTGAAATGATGGAGAACAAAGGTGGCCACATTAAAAGAGGTCGATAATCGGCTAACAGCCCTTGAGACCAAGGAAGAAGAGCGCTGGAAGGAGACGATCCTCCGCATCAAGCGCATTGAGCACATCCTGATCGCTTGCGCGGGCGGGATCATCATGCTGCTCGTCGGTCTTCTGGGTAAGTAACATGGCCCACAAACGCTATCTCGCTCTTATCGCTGCCACCAGTGCGGCTTCTATGGTGTTTGCGCAGGCAGCCCCTGCGCCGACGTCGTATGTCTACGACACGACGACGAACAGCACGTCGAACAACACCAACACCAATACGTCGGCCAGCACGTCCACTAACACGAACGTGAACACCAGCACGTCTACCAACACGAACACCAACTATAACGTCAACTCTGGGACGATGACCAACATCAACCAGAACACGTCGACCAGCACGTCCGACAACACCAACCGGAACATAAACACGGACATAAGCAACAGCACGATCAGCCAGAGCGTGAACAGCACGTCCGATAGCACCAACCGGAACATCAACAGCGACACGATTAACAGCACGGCTTCGACGAACAACGTCAACCAGAACAACAACGTCAACGTGTCCGACAGCAAGAGCTACAGCGAGAGCGTCAACCGGCAGATAATCGACCAGAACATCAAGTCGCCACCGCCCAGCGCCATCGCGCCAAGCATGATGTCCTACAGCCAAGATCTCTGCACGACCGGCCAGTCCGGCGCTGTGCAGACGCAGATCATTGGCCTGTCGGCTGGGCGCACTGTGCGCGACCAGAACTGCGAACGGATGAAGCTGTCGAAGACCCTGTACGACATGGGCATGCGCGTCGCCGCCGTGAGCCTCCTGTGCCAAGACTTCCGCGTCTTTAGGGCAATGGAGATGGCCGGAACGCCCTGCCCATTCTTGGGATTGATTGGCGAGGAAGCCCGCGCCGCGTGGACCGAAAACGTCGAGCTTCGCCCTGTCAAGGATTAAGACATACGCTTTGCGGGTGGCCCTCCTGCTGACTTGCGCAACGCCTCTGCGTGCGCAGACCTACGAGCCTGCCTTAGTGACACCGCAGATACTCGGCGCGCCCACGACGATGACGCCGCTCAATCTGGGTGACGATAACACGCGTAACGTGGCTCTTGGCTTTGAGTTTGAGTATTGGGGCCAGACGTTCACCGACGCTTGGGTGTCGTCCAACGGCTTTGTGTCGTTCCAGAGCGGGGCGAATTTATGCTGCGATGGCCAGCCCATCGAAATGGCGCAGCGCAACACGATATACGGCTACTGGTCTGACCTGATTAGCTACACCGGCAACCCGTACTTCCGCCGCGACGATGGTTCGATCCTCTTCGGCTGGTATGGCGTGAACGAATACGGCACGAACAACAGTAGCACCTTCGAGATCGGCCTCTTTGCCGACGGTAAGATACAACTGAATTACGGTAGCCTTGGGTTCTCTGGCGGTCACACTTTTACCGCAGGCATTACTGGCCCAACTGCGGATGATAACATCCCGCTCTTCTATGGGCGCAACGCGCAGTTCCTACAGAACCAGTCCGGCATCCTGTCGTGGATCGCACCAACCGCTACCGTTGACTGCGACGTGACGCCTATGGACCCAAGCTGTCCGCCAATCGTCATTGACGCCATCCCAGACCCTGTGGAAGCTATCGCCGAAGCCGCCGCGCAGAGCGTGGAGCTTGAGCCAGAAGAGATTGAGCAGGTGCAAACGATAGCCGCCGTTGCATTGGAGCGGGCCGAGGAAGCCGCGGTGGTTGCCGAAGACACAACGGCAGCCGAAGAGGTGGAAGCTACCGCCGAAGTCGTCGCGGCTGACACGGTCGAGCGGCTGGAGCCGGATCAAGTCGCGGCACTGGCCGCAGGCGGCGCCGACTTTACCGAGAGCGCGCAACAGCAAGACACCATGCAGGAGATGCAGGAGATGCAGGACGGTTCGTCAACATCGGGCACGTTTACGGCGCAAGTGCGCTTCGATAACGCTTTCGGCGGGTCGTTCGTGCAAGGGCCGACTATGTCTGTGTCGCAGGGAGCGTCGCCGTTGGACATGGCAATCTCGGCAGGCAGCCCGATGTCTATGTCTAACACGGTCGAGGCGCTGGGCCTTGGCTCACCTCAGCCTTCAGCCGCCGGCGGAAATGCCCCACCATCCGACAGCGGAATATCTGAAGGCGAGAGCGAAACCATCGCGGCGATGGGAGCCGTGCCGGGCTTCGCCGCGTACACGCAGGCGTCGTTGCAAGATAGGGCTGACTTTTACGCAATTCGTGATATATACCGCAGACGTAGGCTGCAAGACGCAAACTTTGAGATGTATCGTATGATGCAGACGAACGATGCCCGATGGCAGGAGATGGTAGATGAGCAGTACAGATGAGGAGCCCAAGGTCGCCTTCGACGAGAGCGGCTTTAGCTTTAACATCGGCGGCCTGAGCAGCGGCAAGATCGCTATTATCTTCGCGGCTATATCGACTATCGTCGGCGGTCTGTGGGCCGGTTTCCAAGTGTATCAGCAGTTCTTGACCATGAAGGAGGTCACGGCGGCCTATGTGCCGCCTGACTTGTCAGGTATTAACAGCCAGATTTCCGTGCTGAATGAGCGCGTCACCAGCGTCGAGCGTCTGACCAAGGGCAACAGCGAGGCGCTGAACTACCTGACCGGCTCGATCTCCAGCAGCGTAGGCGCAACGCGCCAGACGGTTGACGCGGTGTCGAGCAGCGTTCGGAACAGCGACGCGCAGAATATGCAAATGCAGCGCGCTATCATAGACCAACTGCGTGAGCAGGACAGGGAGCAACAGCGTCGTATCAAGGAACTCGAGACTGAGACGGCTGCACGTATTCAAAAGACGCTGGCGAACCCGCTGGCCGGAAAGGACTGATGATGGAAGATAAACTGATGGACGCGCGCATCAAGGCGCTTCTTATGGCGGCCCGCACGATGGCGTTCGTCATTTGCACTATCACCGTTGCCATGATCGCGGGCTTGTTCGTATCGAACGAAGTGATCGACAACAAGGATGTCTTTGGCCTCCTCAGCTACGTCATGACCTCGGTTGTCGGCGCTGTGGCTGGCTCTTACGCCACGCTGATGGGCATGAAGGGCGAGCTCGTCCCGCCTCCGCCAGAAGACCGCGACGATCCTGAGCCAGAACCCGCTCCAGAGCCTATGGCCCCGCCGCCTGCCCCTGTGGCGCCTGAGCCAGAACTCGAGCTGACTGAGCCTGTCGAAGACGATGATGATGACGACGATATGGAGCCTTGGGAGAAGTATCGCGGTGACCTGCGCTACGACGCAAACGGCGACGGCGTAGTTGACGAGAATGACTTTCCTGATTGGCGGAGTGCTGGCAAATGAGCTTAATGAACCTTCAAGATAAATGTGGGTGCCATCCAGATGCCGCGTTTGGTCCGGGAACCCTGAAGGCCGCATGTGCGCACTTCAAGCTGAATAAGAACCGCGCCGCGCATTTCTTCGCTCAGACGGCGCACGAGAGCGGTAACTTCAAGGCGTTCAGCGAGAACCTGAACTACGGCGCGAAAGGTCTGCGTGGCATCTTCGGGAAGTACTTTCCGACCGACGCGCTGGCCAAGGCTTACGAACGCCAGCCGCAGAAGATTGCCAACCGCGTCTACGCCAACCGTATGGGCAACGGCGATGAAGCGTCAGGCGACGGCTGGAAATACCGGGGACGAGGCCCGCTCCAGCTCACTGGCAAGAACAACTACCGCGCATTCGGTAAGTATATTGGCCGCGAACAAGAGGTGTTGGACAACCCAGACCTTGTGGCTACCGAACTGGGCTTTGAAAGCGCCCTGTGGTTCTTCGACGCAAACAAGCTGTGGTCGATCTGCGATCAGGGCATCAATGACGCTGCCATCCTCGCGCTGACAAAGCGCATCAATGGTGGTACACACGGCCTCGACGACCGTAAAATGAAAACCAAGAAGTATGCTACTTGGCTCTAAGGAGGACGTTATGAATATCAAAAACCTTATCAAAGGCGTTGTCGTTAAAGAAGCGACTAAGTCTGTTATCGGCCAAACAATCCCAGCCGTCAGCAAGAAGGGCATCTCAAAGGGCAAAATGACCCTTGGCGCTCTCGTTTTGGCGATTGCGGGCCTCTTATTCGAGTACCTTTCCTAACCGTGGCATTTTGCCACAAAATGCTGTAGGACTGCGCCATGGCGACCACAATGACCTTTACGACGCTCCAAGAGGATGTCCGACGCTACCTAGAGCGCGGCAACTCCTATGCGTCTGACCCTGTTGTTTACGAGCAAATCCCGCGCCTGATTAACCTTGCAGAGCGCCGGATTTCCCGTGAGCTCAAGGTACAGGGCTTCATCAACGTCGTCACCGGCACTTTGGCGGTCGGGCAGGCTGTCTACCCCAAGCCTGACCGTTGGCGCGACACCGTGTCGGTCAACATCGGCACCGGCACACAGAACAACACCCGCAAGGTGGTCTTCTCCCGCGCCTATGAGTATCTTTTGAGCTACTGGCCCGATCGTACCGCGACTGAAGAGCCAATCTTCTACAGCGATTATGACTACAACCACTGGCTGATTGCGCCGACGCCGGACGCGGAATACCCGTTCGAGATCCTATACTATGAAATCCCGCCGCTGTTGGACGACGTCGTTCAGACCAACTGGCTCACCGATTTCGCTCCGCAGCTTCTGCTTTACGGCACGCTGCTTGAGGCGACGCCGTTCCTGAAGAACGACGAACGCATTCCAGTTTGGCAACAGATGTACGATCGCGCTGCCGCTATGCTCAACGGCGAAGATCTCGCCAAGATACTCGACCGCTCAGCGGTTCGCAAGGAGGCCTAATGACCAACACCTACACACAGGTCTTCGGTGGGACGACGATCTACCCGTCCGACGTGTCTTATCTGGCGCTGTCGCTAACCGCCGATACGGCGCTTGAGTGGCCGCTTGAGAGCAGCACGACCGAGTATCCTGCCGCCAGCATCATCGACATCACGCCGACAGGCTCCTACTCGGTCTTCATGCCGCCAGCCGATCAGACCGGCACGGGGCAAACGATCCTGTTCAACAACCTCGGCCCGCAGTCGGTTACGATCAAGAGCAGCACTGGTGTTACTCTTGCCTCGATCGCGCAGGGCGAGCAGTGGCAAATCTACCTGATCGACAACAGCACGGCATCCGGCTCGTGGCGCGTGTTCCGCTACGGCGCCGCGACTGCGCAGGCGCAGGCCTCCGCGCTTGCTGGCTTCGGTCTGGCCGCGACAGGCTCGACGCTGTCTCAGTCAACGCCTGTGACGCTCTTCAACACGAGCTACACGGCTGGCGCTAACGATCGCGCCAAGGCCTATGTGTGGAACGGCGGTCTCGGCACGTTCACGCTGCCTTCGGCGGTGACGGTCGGTAACGACTGGTTCGTCGCTGTCCGTAACGAAGGGACAGGCAACTGCGTCGTAACACCTCAGGGTCTTGAGACCGTCAACGGCGCAGCGTCCCTCACCCTCTCGCCCGGCGACAGCGTCACGCTAATCACCGACGGCTTGAACTGGTTCACGCTCGGCCTCGGCCAGAGCGCCGTGTTTGCCTTCGACTATACGTCAATCAACTTGGCTGGCGAGAGCGGCGACTATACGCTGTCCGGCTCCGAGCTGAACCGTATTGCCTACCAGTTCACCGGCGCGATCGTCGGCAACGTCGAGATTGTCGTACCTAAGACGACGCAGCAATACTGGGTCTACAACAACACAACGGGCGGCTCTTACACGCTGCGCGTCAGGACAAACACGCAGACGCCGGGCGTCCTCGTCGCTCGCGGCAGTCGCGCCATCTTGTATTGCGACGGCTCTGACGTCGTTGACGCTGAGACCGGCGGCATATCGACGCCAATCAGCGTTGCCGATGGCGGCACTGGCGCCACGACGGCCAACGGTGCGCTCATCAATCTGGGCGGCACAACGGTCGGCATCGGCGTCTTTACGGCTGTGGATCAGGCCGCGGCGCAGGCAGCTATCGGCGTAACTGGCGGTGGCGGTGGCGACGCTGCTGCCATCGTGTTTGCGGTGGCGCTCGGCTAATGGCTGAAAAGATCGTCCAGATACGGTCTGGGCCCGGCATTAAGCGGGACGGAACTAAGTTCGAAGGCGACAGCTACGTCGACGGGCAGTGGGTCCGTTGGCAGCGCGGGTTGCCGCGTAAGATGGGCGGCTACCGCTCGATCAGCAAATATCTGCGCGAGGTCAGCCGCGCGCTTCACGAGTACACGCAAGACAACCTGACATATGTTCACAGCGGCTCGGCGAACTTTGTCGAGCGCTTTTACATTGACGGCGGCTTCAACACGTCGGTCATCACTAACCGCACACCAGCCGCGCTCGACCAGAACGACGCCAACATGTGGCAGTTCGACGTTGACACGGCGGCCGGTCTGGGCGGCGCGCAGCTCGTGGCGCAAGTCGCACCGAACCTGAACTGCATCTGCAACAGCACTGGCGGTCAGCTCTTCTACGGCGGCCTGTTTGACACTGACGCGCTTCAAGAAGTGACCAACCTGCCCACAGGCTACAGCTTGACGGGCGGCGTCGTGGCGCTGCATCCGTACACCTTCGGCTTCGGCGATAACGGCTATGTCATGTGGTCTGTGCCGGGCAATCCGACAGACTTCACAGGCGCAGGATCTGGCGCAGCCAACATCACCGGCCAGAAGCTTGTGCGCGCCATGCCGCTGCGTGGCGGTCCCGGCAACGCTCCGTCTGGCCTGTTCTGGTCGGCAGACAGTCTTCTGCGCGCGTCCTTTGTGGGCGGCGACGCTGTCTTCCAATTCGACACGATCAGCACGCAAAGCTCAATCCTCGGCTCGAATACGGTCATCGAGTATGACGGCATCTTCTACTGGATCGGCACCGACCGCTTCCTGAGCTTCAACGGCGTCGTGCGCGAAATACCGAACGACATGAACCAGAACTACTTCTTCGACGGGCTGAACCAGCAGTACCGGCAGAAGGTGTTTGCGGTCAAAATCCCTCGCTATGGCGAGATATGGTGGTGCTATCCGCGCGGCGACGCTACGGAGCCTTCTCACGCCGTCATCTACAACGTCCGCGAGAACACGTGGTATGACTGCGAGCTGCCCAACGGCGGCCGCAGCGCCGGCGCTTTCACCAGCGTCTTCCCCAAGCCGCTGATGACCGGCATTGTCCCGACGATATCTCCCGAAGAGATCCGCGTCACTGAAGCAAACGACACGCGCATCACGCAGGGCAATGACGTACGCGTCACGCAAGACAGCGAGATCGAGCAGTATAAGCTGTGGGTGCATGAGGTCGGCACCGACGAGATTGACGGGATAGACATCCAGCCGGTGTTCTCGTTCTTTGAGACCGCCGACTTATCGATGCCGGTGATGAGCCAAGAGAACAAGGCGCTCCAAGTGCTTATGCTCGAGCCTGACTTTGTGCAGTCTGGCGACATGACAGTACAGGTCGCTGGCCGCGCTAACGCCCGCGCCCCCGAGGTCTACAGCGAAGAGCACGTCATCGTCGAGACGCCGCAGACGCCGCAGGAACAGGTCGTCTATTTCAAGACGCAGCGCCGTGAGCTACGCTTTAAGTTTGCGTCGAACACGATCGGTGGCGACTACCAAATGGGCTTGGTGCTGGCGCATCTCCAGCCCGGCGATGGCACGGTGATTGGCTGATGATAGATCCGCGCGGCATGACTTTACGAGATTGGGCAGATAGTGTTATATTGTCCAATGGAGACGCTTGGTCGTTCGGGAAACTGGAAGACGATGCGGATTGGCAAGACTGGGCCGCTGGGTTTGTACGCGCACAGCCATTTGTGCAGCGCAACCCGCCAAACCCTTATCAATTTGACGACTGGCGGGAATGGGCGATGAGAGCTTACCCAATGCTTGAAGGACAGGGTTAATGGCAGTAGATATGCGAGCTCGCTATTTTGGGGAATTCGACGAGGGCGCGATGCCGCCGTCCTTTAGCGTATACCCCCAGTACGAGCTTCCTAATAGCGATTTTATGGTTATGCCTCCTGCCGCAGCGCAAGCCCCTGCGCAACAGTATCTGCCCGCCGTGCAGCCGATGACACAGGAAGCTGCTGCGCCTTACGACCTGAGCGGACTGGATTTGAGCGGCCTCGACAGCCTGTACGGAATGAACTTCGGTACAGACTTTGGCGGCGGCGCTATGGGTGGAATATATCCAGACGATCCGAATACCGAATTCATTGCTGCGCCGCTATCCAACAAAGGCAACGCCACTTCGCAGACAGGCGGCAACGCTTTCGAGGTGAGGGTCGATCAGCCGGTGCGCCTCGTTGACCATAGCACCAATCAGGTTGTGTTCGAGGGTACAGGCTACGACGCTGCACGCAAGGCGACCGAATTGGGCCAGGGCTTGTCCGACACCCTTGGCCGTAAAGCGAACTACAGCATCCAAACCGCAGACCCGACTGGCAACTATTCGACTGTCGCGTACGAGAAGAAGAACAAGAGCACGCTGGGCGAGATTGCCAACGTGGCGGGCACCGTTCTGCCGCTGGCGATGATGGCCATACCGGGTGTCAACGCAGCTTTGCTTGGCACTAAACTTGCCGCAACTACTGCGGGTCAGATTGCTATGGGGGCGCTCACTGGCGCGGCAAGCTCTGGTCTAAAAGGCCAGAACGTCCTCAAGGGTGCTGCATTAGGCGGTCTGACGGCGGCTGGGGGCGCGCTAATACCTAAGATACCGGCAATCGGTGATTTAGGCAATTTGGCTAGACCGATTGGCACAGGCATCGGCGCGACCGCAGGTGGCTTGGCCACAGGTCAAAGCCTGAAGAACTCACTCCTCGGCGGCGTTGCCTCCGGCGCTCTTGCTTACGCAGCGCCCAGCATTCAAGGCGCTATTAAAGGTATAGGCCAAGGGCCTAATCTTAGCACTGGCAGTGCCCCCAGCGCCACCCCCAGCGGTCCCGCACCGATAGCAACGGTCACTGCAAACACCGGCTTCTCGCCCCCTGTCTCATTCGGCGGTGGGTCATCCCCGCAGACCAAAGTGGCGGAACTTGAACCGCCCGCCACAATCGTTTCAGGCTCAGGCTCGCCGTTTGCCGCTGCGTTCCCTATACCCTCGAACGTACTCTCAATGGCGCAGCCGACGCCCAAGTCCGCAGCCGACAAGATGGCTGAAGAAGAACTTATCAAGGTGACGGGGGAGCGCTTCGGCGCTGTTTCGCCAAATGTAGTTATCCCCGACAGCGGGCTGTCGCCAGAAGTACTTCGTGCGGTTAACGGGCCAGAGGCCGCACCCAATGCGATTGATCAGACGGCGGCAGGTGAAAACGACCTCATCAAGGTGACGGGGGAGCGCTTCGGCGCTGTTTCGCCAAATGTAGTCATCCCAACTAGCGACGCTCGTGGACCACTTAGCTCCGTGGTTGACGGCATGGATACCACTACCGGTGAGATTGTGGCGGAAGGCAATCGCTTCCGTACGGTTACGCCAAACGTAGTCATCCCCGACAGCGCGCTGTCGCCAGAAGTACTTCGTGCGATTAACAAGCCAGCCGAAGAGCCTCTTATCAAGGTCACTGGGCGGCAGACTACTACACCGCCAGTTTTATGGGGCGTTGATAAGCCTTTGCCGGACTTGTCTAAGACGGACGCTGAAGCTGAAGCTGAGAAGAAAAAGAAGCTCAGCGTTGCTGATGCGCTCGCCCTTCTTAAGCTTGCTGACGGCCTTATAGGCGGTGGCGGTGGTGGCGGGGGAGGCGGCGCGGCCGGCTCTCAGGCAATCAACCCTATCTTCTCGGCCAAACTGCCCACGCCCGGCGCAGGTGGCGCGTTCAAGGTCGGCGGTCTCGACTACACGACACCGCCTGCACGCTCTGCGGCTGATATGTATCGCTACGCCATGGGCCCTGCGATGGACATCCCCGCTGGCATGGACTTGCGCGGCGCTACATCGCCATACGCTGGCTACGGCCCAGGCACACTAGGCGAGGAGACCTTCAGGCGGGTCGCCGAAGGTGGCGCATTCGCTATGCCTGATCAACTAAGAACGCCTGGGCCTATCACCACGCCGATACCAAACGAACCTGCTGGCCCGTCGATGTACGCCCCTGACGTTGACAACATGCGTTTCGCGCAGGGTGGAGCATTCGCCGCAAAGCGCGGTGGCTCATCCCGCGATAGCTTCGCCGTTGACGGCCCCGGCACTGGTCGCTCGGACGACATCCCTGCGGTGCTTTCCGATGGCGAATATGTGATTGACGCAGAGACCGTTGCCCTCCTGGGCGATGGCTCAAGCAAAGCTGGCGCAAAGAAACTCGATGAGATGCGCGTAAAAGTTCGTAAACATAAAGGCCGCAACTTGGCTAAGGGCAAGTTTAGTGTTAATGCTAAGCGGCCTGAGAAATACCTGTCAGGAGGACGTACGTAATGGGTTTTTTGGATTTCCTGACAGAGGGTAAGCCCGTCGAAGCTGTTCCTGTGTCTTCGACGCAGCAGACGATCCTGCCTGACTGGTACACCAACTATGCGATGGACATCCTGTCGAACCAGCAGGCGCTCGCAGCGCGTCCGTACCAAGAGTATGTCGACACTTCTGGCAAAGCAATTCCACGCGTCGCTGACTTTGCGCCGGATCAGCAGGCTGGCTTCCAAGCGACGCGTGAAGGCGCGTTCACTTTCCGCCCTGAGCTGGGTCAAGCTTCGTCCGTAACACAGGGGACACTCGGCCGTTCAAGCCTCGGCGCAGCTCAGCCGTACTTCGGCCAAGCCGCTGGCATGTCTGGCTTAACCGCTGCGACGCCGGGTCTTCAGCAGGGCGCAGGCTATGTTGCGGGCAGCACTGACGCGCTCGGCCTCCAGATGGCGCAGCCATACTTAGGTGCCGCTGGGCAGTCTGCCGCCCAGACGGTCGGCCAGTACATGAACCCATACACTGAGCAGGTCGTCAATCGTATTGGCCAGCTCGGCACGCGCACGCTTCAAGAGCAAGTGCTGCCGGGTATCGAGGGCGAGATGATCCGCGCCGGCCAGTTTGGCGGTACGCGTCAAGCTGAGCTTACCGGTCGCGCCATCCGCGACGCAATCGAAGGCATCTCAGCGCAGCAGTCCGCAGCGCTCCAACAGGGCTACGGCCAGGCGCAGCAGGCAGCCCAGACTGATCTGGCACGCCAGGCGCAGCTCGCATCGACCGCAGGCGGCTTGGGCGGCGCTCAGCAGCAGGCGCTGCTTGGCGCTGGCTCGCGGATGGCCGACATCGGCCAGACCTACGGCGCGCTCACACAGGCGCAACAGCAGATGCTCACCGACATCGGCAAGAGCAGCGGCGCTCTGTATGGGCAAGACACGTCGAACCAACTTGCCGCAGCTCAGCAGATGGCATCGATTGCGCAGCAGCGTCAGCAGCAAGAGCTGGCTGGTGCAGGCGCTCTGCAACAGATCGGCTCGCAGCAGCAGGCTCTGGCGCAGAAGAACCTCGACATCGCTCGTGAAGACTTCTTGGCGCGGCAGGCGTATCCGCAGGAGCAGATTAAGGCGATGACTGGCGCGCTTCAGGGCGTGCAGCCAGCAGTGCCTCAGGCTGCGACGAAGGTCGGCACAGAAGTGCCGGGCGCGTTCCAGCCGTCGCTGCTCAGCCAAGTCGGCCAAGCGTACGCAACGTATAAGGGACTGGGTGGCTAAAGGTGGCCGTGACAAATCCGCCCCTTGAGCAGTGGCAGATAGACCACATCCGTAAAATGAAGCAAGAATTGGGTTTGCCTCAGATGGCGCCTGACGCAGAGGAAGTTTCGATGGACGAAGATTTGGAAACAGGTGCAGACACCGAAACAGAGGATGCGCTTCCTGTAAGCGACAACCTTGGTGGCCTCGGCGCTGCCGATGCGTTCTCTGCGTACCAAACAGCGCAGAAAAGCATTAGTGATCAGATTAATGCCAACATCAATCTGCTGACCGCCGCGCAGAAAAAACTGCGTGAGCGCCGCGCAGGACCGTCCAACTCGGAAAAATGGTTGGCCATCGCTGCCGCGTTGGGCAAACCGACTAAGACAGGTTCGTTCGGCGAAAGCCTTGGCAACCTGAACGAGACCCTGCTCAGTCAGGAGGCGATGAAGCGCAAGGCGGAAGAGGAGCGTGACATGCTACTCGAGCAGTACGGCATGAAGATTGGCGGCGAGCAGCTTCGCATGCTTCAGTCGGGCGCTTCGCAAGCTGGGCAGCTTTACCGGGCGGCTCTGGCCGCCGGCAAGAAGACCCCAGAGTTTGGTTACCAACTCGACGCGTTTGGGAATGTCAAGGAAGTACCAAAGAAGGTGCACCGTCCTACGACCGACGCGGAATACGCCGCAATCCCTATCGGTCAATACTATGTAATACCTTCAGGCCCAGATGCCGGTAAAGTAGTCGTTAAACGCTAAGGCCGCAGGAGAATAAAATGACGGATTTTTGGTCAAAAGACCTCCAAGCTGCTAAAGCAGCCGAGCAAAGCGGCCCCGGCGGGAGCAAACAGTCGAAGGCGGCGTCCGAAGCGACTATATCTGCCGCCGACGCGGCCTATGCAACGCGTACGGCAAAAGCTCAAGCAGAGAAGGCCGAGGCTGACGCCGCTGCTGCTCAAGCTGGTGTGCCAGTAGCACAACAGAAGGGCGCGCTGAAACTCACGCCCGGCCAAGAAAAAGTCGACGAGAACTTCGCGCCAGCTTACAATGAGTGGGTGTCCAGCGGCGGTTACGCCGATACGTTGCGCCAACTGCGGGAATTAGACACCGTATTAACGGAACTGAAGAGCGGTAAGCAACTGTCCGGTGCAGTCGTCGGACGTTTGCCGCCATTCATCCAACAGATACTGTACGGTGATGACCCACAGAACACTAAAGCGTCAGTCAATAGGCTGACTGTCAGCTCCTTGCGACAAATCCTCGGTTCGCAGTTTACAAAGGAGGAGGGCGAGCGCATCCAACAGATGAGCTACGATCCCAACGTAAGTGAGCAGTCGAACATTGGCAAGATACAGTCCAGTGTGCGCGAGTTGCTCGCGCGGGCTAAAGCCAAAGAGGCCTCCGCGAATTACTTTGGCAAGTATGGCACTCTTGCGGGCTACACCGGCCCCATGGCTAACACGCCGGGCGAGTGGGATGAGACCCTCCTGGATAAAGCCGATAAAACATTTGAGAATTTGTACGGCGCAGAGAAGGCGGAAAGTCCCTTCGAAACCGTAGAGAAGCTCAAACCCGTGACTGAAAAGCGGGCTGGGCCGAGCGAAACGTACGTGACCGCCGAAGCCAAGCGCATGGCTGCCGAGATGGACAAGGCATGGCGCGAAGGTGCGTCCGTCGAAGAGATGATCGCCAAATACCCCGGCGTCGATAAAGAGGCGCTTGCCCGCGCGGAAGAGTACCGCTCGTTGGAAGAGCCGGTGTACGCCAAGTTTTTGCCGTACGAAAGCGAACGCCCCTCGTCAATCATCGGGCAGGCCGCCGAAATCCCATTCGTGGGTGAAGGTATGGCCGCTCTTGTAAGCGCCACTCCGGGTGGTTCAATCGAACAAGTCGCACGCCTGACTGGTGGTGACCCTGAAAAGACAGCCTTTGCGCTGGACTACCTCAAGGGTAAGTACCCTATCTCGTCTTCCATCGGCGAGTTTGGTGGTGAGTTTGGCCGGAGTGTTCTAGGCGCTAAGGCGCTGACGTCCTTGGGCATGTCCGCACTGCCTGCGACCCTCGCAACGGAGACGGGGTTTAGCGCGCTGGAAGGCGGCTTAGAAGCGCGCCCCGGTGAAACATTGGCGGGAACGCTTATCGGCGGGGGAAGAGGCGCCTTCATGGGTGCGTTGCCTTTCGGATTTTCGCGGGCATTTAGCCCTAAGACGCCCGAAGCAGTATTAGCTATGCGGGATCGCGGCGTTCCGCTGTCCGTCGGGCAAACCCTCGGCATTCCCGATTTAGAAGCCAATGCAGCCAAGGTGCTTCCACTCGGAGGCGATATAACTCTCGCCGCCCAAAGGCGTGCGTTTGGAGATTTGCCCCGTGCGTATTTGGACGAGGCGGGAAGCTACATAAAAGCACCTGCGCTGGACAAGACAATCAAACCAACCGAGCGTTTTGGTCGGACGCAAAAAGCATTTGACGAAGCGTACAAGAAGGCGAAGGCTAACCTGACCGTTGCCCGTGATCCTGAGTTTGACGCGGCTGTTGCGGAACTGCGCGGGCGGCTAAGGAACGGTGTTGACTTTGATCCTGCCAACGCCAAGCGGTTGGAGAAGCTGCTCGACGACACGGTCGTTCGCCGCCTTAGCGGAAAGCCTTCTGGCAGCACGTACAAGGATTTGGACAGCTTGCTGGGTAAGCGGCGTGCCGCATTCGGTAAGGCGCAGAATGACGAAATGGCGAGCGGCGTTTCTGATATGCAGAAAATTCTTCGGGATAACGCTACCCGCAATTCAGACCCCGCCGCCGTTAAAGCACTGGATGACGTGGACACCGGCTATTCGTATCTGATACGCGCCGAGGAAGCAGCCAAATCGGCAACCACACCAGCCGGAGATTTCTCTCCGTCGGCGTTGCTTAAAGCCACACAGAAGGGTGACATCTCCGCCCGCGGCCGTGCGTTCGCACGCGGCGAAGCACGCGGACAAGAGTTTGCCGAGCAAGCCGCTGAGGCTCTGGGCAAAGGCGCTACGGATGTCGCACCTTTAGAGCGGACCGCTGGTTTGTTCGTCGGGCCTACTATACTGTCGCCGGTCAACGCCGCTATGGGTATCGCCAACGCACCGGGCGTACGCCCCGCGCTTAACACACTCATCGCGGGCCGACGGCCAGAGTTCCTGAAGGGCCCCGGAGACTTAATCGCTCAGTACCCCGCGCTGTTTTCCGGCGCGATAGGCGGCGCAGATGAAGTCTCACTTATGCTTCAGAATATGCCAACCGACGTGAACGCTTTACTCGAACAGTACGGCTACGCGCCGCAGACCGCCGAGCAAGGCGTGCCGATAGTTGGCCCCGAACTAAGCGACATGCAGCGTAAATACGCCGAGCAAGTCGCGGCGCAGGCGGGTGTGCCTGCTGTTGAAGAGGCACCTGTACCAGAAGAAGGCAACGTCTTAGTTGATGACCGCCCGACGGAGATGCGCGAGGACGGACGTCTCTATTTCGCAGGGACCAACGAGCTCGCTGATGTGGATACTGACCCACTTGCGGACCGCAGCGATCCAGCGCGAGGGTTTGCTATGGGCGGCCTCGCGCATAGCTTAGGCGCGGAAGCGCCACAGATCACTGTGCCTATGCGTGCCCCTGCGCCTGCCCAAGAGATCGTTGTCCCCATGCGTAAATACCGTGGCGGCACCGTGCAGCCGTTCCGCAAGGGCGGCAAGGCGACCATCGCCGATATGGCACGACACTACGGCGCACGCCGCTAAGAGGGGTTTACGTTAATGGCCGGGAAGAAAAAGAACGCACCTCGGGTAAGACAGCCGTCCGCTGGCGACTATCTGGGCGCGCTCAAGGACATGTTTTTCGTAAACCCGCGCAACTCGGCAGCGGCTACGCTTGGCGGTGCCGCGTATGATTATGCGGTAAAGTCCACGCCCCAAAGCGTCAGGAACGACATCGTCAGGGCCGGGCAAGATGCGTACTCATGGCTGCGCAAAGAAAACAAAGCCCTCCGCGACGCGCCCATTACGGAAACTCTGCGGCTGCTCAAGGCTGGCTACATCGACCCGTTGGCCGATCCGTACCGCGTTTTTAAGCAGGCGGCGACCGAACGGTCACGCGGCAACGAAGCTGGCGCGGCGAAACTCGCCGCTATGGTTCCGCTCGCTGTGGCTGGTGTGCTCCCCCAAGGTCGCGGCGCGGGCGCAGTCGCGACGAAGGCGGGCGTAGAGGCCGCGACAAAGGGCGCAACGAAGAAGGCGACAAAGAAGGCAGCCACGCCAAAAGCACCGGCGGCTCCGGTAAATCCGGTGACTTTAATTGATCGAGAGTATGGCACTGACACGGCGCGTCGTGTGGCTGAATACGTAAGCAGCGATGCGCCCATTGCTGAGTGGCGTGCTATGGCCGAGCGCTTTACCGACGCTGGGAAGCCTAACTACACGCAACCGCGCCCATCAGCTTACACAGTAAAGCCAGCGCAGGTGGCGACCGATCCGCGCATTGAAAAGCGGAAAAAAGAGCAGCAAAAGATTAGCGAGTTGGAGCTAGAAATCCAACCACGTGCGGTGGAAGAGCCTCCGATACAAAGCATATACGATTTGGAAGGTCGGGGCCTCCTTACGACTATGTCGGATTTAAGCGCGGCAGGTGACGATGTCCTTGCGGTTAACAACGTGCGTTTGCAGAGACCGTTCTCGCGGCAGGGTGGGCAAGGGTTCATGTTTGAGAACCCCGGCGAAGTGTGGGCGGCGGACAAAGCCAACGCTAAAGCCATCCAAGCAGCAGCAGCAGAACTCGAACAGCAAACCGGAAAGCCCGCCATCCTCGCCCCGTTTACTATGGGGCCGCTGTCTTCGATGTTCTCGCACCATCCACGCGGCCTGCAATACGCATATGCAGACGCGGCACTCGACACACCAGAAAAAGTGATGTTGGCGGAAAACATTCGGGGCATTTTGCCCGAGTGGACAGACTTTTCCGATCCCGATGCGTACATGACGTTTATGCGGGCCAGCGGAAAACGTCGCGGGCAGCTTAACAAGCTCATGGACCGGTTCCGCGAGCAAGGCGGTCTGGGCCAAGGAGAAGCTGTTTACGGAACCACTGATTTGGACCAGCTGGGCGCCCCGATGTTGGCGCTCCGCAACTTGGGCGAGGTAGATACTCGTTTCGGCCTATCTGAAAGCAAAAACCCCGCGTACAGCACAGGGGTCCCCGGACAGGGGCTGGCTAAGCTGAAAGAAGAAAACCTCGGCGCGCTTTCTCTGTTCCCCGCGCTTATGGAGCAATACGGCTACCAAACACCGTTTGACTTCCCTGTGGGCGTAAACAAGGGCGTGGCCTCCCCACTACGCTCGTTCCAGCTAAAGCCGCAGCCCACTATAATCACGGACAAAGTTCTCAGGTATCTTGATGATCTGAGGGTGCAGGGACGAGATAAGAAACCTTGAACTTGGCCGCCAACTTTGGCTCACCTCGTACATTCGCGATGTAGTCTCTGATGTACTGTTCGGTCGCGGAGTTTATGCCTTCTTTAGCCGCGTGACAGCAAAAACCCGTCAAAGCGCGGATCATATCGGCGCTCATCCGACCCGTGCGGAACAGCGGCATGTATCTTTGTTCGCTCACGCTTCGCGCTCCTTGGCTTCGGCCATTAGGGCCGCATAGGCTATATTGTCCTCGGCGCTGTCGGCATGATATCCCGAGCGCGTGAACAGGCGCACCTGCTTGAGCTGCTGCATAAACAGCCAGCCCTCGGCCTCTGTGAGATCCCTGCCGGTTATGGCGTTGAACGCGGAGACTGTGCGAGCCATAGAGCGTTCGCCCTGCGGCTTGTCATAGCTCTGGCCGCGTTCGTGAAGCAAAGCAGCCGCACGCCCTAGCATCTCGGCTGCTTTAGGCTTGGGCACCGCGACGGCCTCGTTGAGCTCTTCATTAACATCTTTAATCGCTTTCATTATTTTTTCCTTTTCAATGCCTCAAGCAGCACCTCTTGAACGGTCTTCTTTGACCGCAAGCGCTCGAGGATCATGTCATCCACAGTATCGCGCGCCATCAGGTAGTGCACGAGCACAGGCCGGTTCAGCCCTGCTTGCGCCTGCCTCATGGGCCCGATACGCTCGATGATTTGCAAATGCTCTTCTAGGTTCCAGTTGAGCGAGAAGAAGGCGAGGATGTTGCCCCCTTCTGCGAGATTGAGGCCGTGTCCCGCCGACGCAGGGTGAGCGAATAGTAACGACGTCCGTCCGGCGTTCCAGTCGCGGATCGTGTCAGACTTAGCGTCCAGAACCCGGCCTTTAGGGTAACGGCTTTGTAGCCGGGCCAAGTCGCTCTTGAAATGGTAGGCCACCATGACGGGCGCGCCGTTGGCTTCTTCGATGACGCTATCGAGCGCATCCAGTTTAGCATCGTGCACCTCCTCCCATGTGCCGTTGTCGTCGACGTAAGCGGCTCCGTTAGCAAGCTGCAAACACTTCATTGTGCGTGCCGCAGCGTTCGCTGCCTCTATACCACCATCGCCCAGATCCGCGAACATGTGTTTTTCCATGTCGCTATAGACCGCCCGCGCCTTGCGAGGCAGGTCTACGTAGATCGGGTTGTGTATCGGCTCATCAACCGGCAGCGCGTCGACCGTCAAGCAGACGTCACGCAGGCGGTTCTCGATCTCCTTCTGGGCGTTGGGCAGCGGCTGGAGACTGAAGCCGTCCCAGCCCTTAGCAAACCAGCGATCGGTGAAGGCGCTGAAGGTGCGGCCCAGACGCTCGCCCTTGTCGAGGAACCATGTCTGGCCCCACAGATCCTTAAGACCGTTGGGGTTGGGCGTGCCGGTCAGCCCGATAAAGCGGTTCACTTTGCTGTGCACCACCTTACCGAGTGCCCCGGCACGTTTGCTCCCCTGCCGCAAGCGAAAGCTCTTGAGGCGCGTCAGCTCGTCTGCGACGACCGTCTTGAACGGCCACGCGTCGCCGACCGCCTCTTGCAGCCACACAAGGTTGTCGTAGTTCATCGTGTAGATGTCGGCGTCGACGTCAAGCGCCGCTTTACGCTCCTTGGCGTTGCCGCAGATCGTCGAGACGCGCAGATGCTTGAGGTGGTCCCACTTCGCGATCTCGTCAGGCCACGTCGTCTTAGCGACGCGTAAGGGCGCCAGCACGAGCACTGGGTAGATGTCGTCAACCACAGACAGGTTGTCGAGGCTGGTCAGCGTCGTGACCGTCTTGCCGCCGCCCATGGGCATCCACAAGGCACAGCGCGGCTTTGTGTAGAGCCACTGCATCGCCGGACGCTGGTAGTCGTGAGGTGTGAAGACTTTGGTCATCGTAGCTCTGACACCACGAAGTCGATGCCCTCGATCGTAGATACAGTATAGACCGGGATGCCGGCGTCCTGCATGCGCGCGACCTCACGCTCCTGTAGCTTGCTGTAACGGTCGCCCGGAGCCTTGATCTCGATGAAGGCGATGTGGGGCCACGTCCACCACACAAAGCAGTCAGGACAGCCTCTGCGGCCCTCCCAGCGCACCTTGCGGTATTGGCCGCTGCTCTGCTGCACGACACGCTTGAGATGCGCCTGAAGCTTGCCTGCGGGCGTCATGCTGGCGGTCTCCCTGCCGACCAGTTCTTCTGCATGCGAACGTCAGCGTTCGGCACGCACCAGACCTCGCCTGTGTCGTCGATCGCGACGACCCAGAGCAGGCTGTGCTCCAGACCGTAGTCGATGACGGCCAGCGCCAAGCCGGAGCCTTTGGGCGTGTTCATCGGGATCGACGGGTTCAGTTGCGTGAACATGCCTCAGTCCTTCTGCGCGTGTTCGTACACGGCTATGTTACCTTGGGTACGCAACGCTGGGCGGCACCAGCACGCGCTGGAAGCTTCGTGGCTCTCGTCCGGCAGGTCGTGCGCAATCACCTTCGCCCCCACGATGCGGCCTTGGGCGTCTGTGCAGCTTTTATCTAATACAACACGGCGCATGCCTCAGTCCTTCTTGTAGCGGCGCGTCTCGAAGCCAGCCGCAGCAAGCGGCAGCCCCAACGACCAGCCGGGATTGGTGGACATGATGCGCGACAGCTCGTCGACCGAATACTCGTCGGTGTCGGGCGTCTCGGTGATCAGCTCGTCATGCACGTGCAGGCAGACGGCGTAACCGGCAGCTTCAGCGCGGAACATGCCGGACGCCAACACGTCACGCGCAACGGCCTGCACGACGTTCTCGACCAGCTTGCCGCCGTAGGTCTCGATCGTCTCCCACTTCTTAGTGTACTGGTTGACGCCCTGATACACGATCGTGCCTTCATTGAGGCCCGCGTTCGGGTAGCAGAGGTAGCGCCCGCTCGGCAGCTTGATGCGCAGCCAGTTGTCCTTGTAGCCGATCGATAAGTCGCGCACCGTGAAGCGCTTATTGGGCGCGCGGATTGCGTCCTTTACGGCGCGCTCCAGATCGTACCACAGCGAGACGACGGCCTTGTGCGCCTTGCGCCACGCCTCGACGATGCGCTTGACCTCTTCCTCCGGCAGGAACACGCCATAGAGCGCAGCCATGCTGCTGAACGCCCCGACGCTGCCCTGATAGCCCAGAGCCAGCTCCTGCACCTTGCCAATCTGGCGCTCGTCCTTCGTGACGTCCTCGGCCTTCTTGTTGAAGGACTTGGCGTAGGCCAGCTTATAGAGATCGTGACCGACGCCCGCGTCGAACTGCTTAAACGCCTCGGTCTTCCAGTCCTCGCCGGCCAGCCACGCGAGCACACGCCCCTCGATGTTGGACAGGTCGGATACGACTAGCTTGCACCCCGGCGCAGCGATGAGTGCCCCGCGCACGGCGCTCGAGCATAACTCGGACACATTGTCGAACAGCAGGTCTTCTGCGTCGAGCTTCATGGCGTCGATGCCGAAGTCGATCTGCTCTTGCTTCATTGTCGGACGCGGCAGGTTCTGAGGCTGGAACAGACGGCCGCCCCAGCGCCCGGTGCGTGATGCACCGCAGAACTGAAGCGTGCCGCGCAAGCGCCCGTCGGCGCTCGTCGCCTTCAGCAGCACCTTATACTTGGCAGGAGACGTTGCTGAAGCCTGCTGTCTGATCTCTAGCAGCTCCCGCACCTCTGACGTCAAGGTGCCTTGCAGCAACGTGCTGACGGTGCCCTTCTTGAGGTCCGGCGTCGTGAACGCCAGCGTCTGCTCAAGATGCTCAAGAAACTTGCCGCGCTGGGTCAGCGAGCCGACCGCGCCGTTGGTTAGAATTCGGGTTCGCTCAGCCAGATCTCGCGAGCTTCTTTGAAAAGCTCGTAGTGCAGCGTTTGCGAGCTCAA